AGTTTAAAGGATATCTTAATCTGTGGAGACAAGAAAATATTAAACTTCAGAGAGAAATTACATTTAGTGTAAGTGCTAAACTTCCCTGTAGTGGTGAAAAGTGGGAAGAAGCAATTCTTCCAGAAGTAGTTTGCGAGTATGAACAAGTTGGCACAGCATATTTAAAATTTGTTATTGCCACTGAGGAAGATTTTAAAGATGCTGAACGTGCTATTGCCGTTTATCGTCAAGCAGGATTTAAAGGCCATGTTTATCTAATGCCAGTGGGTGGGGTGGAAAGTGTCTACGCCTTAAACAACCGAGCAGTAGCTATTATGGCAATGAACGCAGGTCTGCGGTATAGTGATCGGTTGCAGGTGCCGTTGTTTAAGAATGAGTGGGGAACCTAATGAAAAAACTTCTAGAACGCATGTTTGGTATTGACAAGATAAAAGCTGAAACTGCGGCAGCAGTACAGTTAGCAGAAGAGTCAACAAAGATTGCAAAAGATGCAGTCGCGGCTGCTGAACGTGCGAAAGAAGCAGAAGAAACTGCTAAACTATCACCAAAAGATCGTGCTACCAAATTAAAAGAAGCCTGGGTAGGTGTTCTCAATACTCATGTTAACAAAGACAATATACGCAATGGCTTTTTTGAGCTTGACTGGAATCAGCAATTTGTGTTAAAATTAAAGCAAGAAGGATATGGTTTCGACGGTGACAAAGACGAAGAAATTGTAGATCGTTGGTTCCGTGAACTATGTGCTAATGTAGTAGTTGACGGAGATTTTGGCGGCGCTGTAAACACTGGCGTTATTGATATTAATTCTGTTAGAAAAAATAACCTATGACATATATTTTAGTTGATACTGCAAACACTTTCTTTCGTGCAAGGCACGTTATCAACGGTGATGCTGACATTAAGTTAGGCATGGCGTTTCATATTACTCTTAATTCAATTAAGAAAGCATGGCAGGACTTTGAAGGTAGCCATGTGGTATTCTTCTTAGAAGGTCGTAGCTGGCGTAAAGATTTTTACAAGCCCTACAAGGCACAACGTACGGCAGCTCGTGCAGCACATACAGAACGTGAAGCAGAAGAAGAACGTGTGTTTTGGGAAGCATTTGATACATTTAAAGATTTTGTCACTGAAAAGACTAACTGCACAGTATTACAACATCCTAGACTAGAAGCTGATGATTTGATTGCGGGTTGGATACAACGTCATCCTAGCGACAACCATGTGATCATTTCGACAGATACAGATTTTGTACAATTAATTGCACCCAATGTAAAACAATATAATGGCGTCACAGAAACAACAATCACACACCAAGGCTATTTTGATAAAAAAGGTCTATCCGTTATTGATAAAAAGACTAACGAAGCAAAAGTTGCGCCCGATCCGCAATGGCTACTTTTTGAGAAGTGCATGCGAGGAGATACCTCAGACAACGTATTCTCTGCATATCCGGGAGTACGTGAAAAAGGCACAAAGAATAAGGTTGGTCTCCGTGAAGCCTACGGTGACCGAGACTCAAAAGGCTATGCGTGGAACAATCTCATGTTGCAACGCTGGTCCGACCATAATGGTCTAGAACATCGTGTGCTAGATGACTACGAACGCAATCGGCAATTGATCGACTTGGCCGCACAACCCGCTGATATTAAACAAATTATGTTTGACACGATTACTACAGCAACGCAGGCAAATAAAAACGTCAGCCAGGTTGGAATTAGATTAATGAAATTTTGTAATCTTTATGATCTTAAAAAGATTGCTGATCAGGCACAGGCCTATGCCGAACCACTTAATGCGAGATACACGCTATGACAGACTTACACGCTAAACCAATTATAGAAAATAAATTCTGGATTGTTGAAAAGGATGGTACAAAATTTGCCACCTTGAGAAAAAACGAAGATAATCGATTTATTCTCAGTAACGAATTGGGCACTAAAATTTATGACACCAAAGAAAGCCTTACTCGACAATTTGGCAAGGATTTCTTTGTGGCAAAGATTATCAAGGAAGCAGATAATTCTAATCCAGAAGAAGTTCACGGATATACTACTAGTGCTTCTCCGCACAATGCCATGTATGATATCAAAAGAAAACTACCTTTGTTTACAAAAAGTGGAGACTCCAAGAGTCTATATTGCGCAGGCTACTATGTGATTAAGTTTGATAAAGGATGGGTCAAAAGTTTTTGCCCCAAATTAATCACACTGCAAAGATACACCTATCAAGGTCCATTTAGAACTGAATTAGAAATGCGGCAGGTATTGGCAAATGTTGCAAAATAATCTGCCTATAAATCTGCCTAGTGTTGAAAGATTACTAACTAGAGTAGCCACAGCTGAACGCAGTCAACAGAAAGATATAAGGCTAACTATACAAGAAGCTAGAGATTTGACTATTGAACTTGCTATATTGACCAGCAAACTGGGTAAGACTGTGCAAGAAATACATGCTATGCTGGCGGAAATACGTGAATCAACCACTAAAATTGACGTTAAGTTCGATGGAGGTGGGTTCGGTTCTTGATAAATATATACGTGGTTAATTAGGAAACACGTATTGATGAGCAGACCAAAACCCAAAGTTATACTTGAACATGCCAATAAGGACACTTTTAAGATTGAACAAATTCTTGAAAGCGATGCCATCTGGGCTGTGTTTTATAAAGGTGAGCCATTCAATCTAAAGAGTGGTAGTCTAGTGGCTAGCTATCCCGGTCCTAAATATAAAAAGGTTTCATTTAGTAATCCCGGTCATGCACACAATCTTGCAAAAAAACTTAATCGACTTTTTAAGACTCAAGACTTTGCAGTTTATAAACTCAGTCAAGGTGAAAAGATAGAGTAAGCTATGGACCGCAAGGATACCTATACTTCGGTATTCCTCAAAGCTGCGGGACAACCGCATGATGCTGAATACGTTAAAAAATTTCGAGCTGTTTGGTGGTTAAGTACTCGAGGCAAAGATGTTGGCGGACTACGAATGACTGACCAGTGTCTAGAGTTTGTAGAAACCAAGTCAGAAATTAAAACTTACAAAATAGAACTACCAAAAGATCTAACAATAGGACCGCAAGTTCTAGTTTGGATGGATCAATATCTAGATTCACCCTTCCATTTGCAAAAACGATATATCAAGGTATTATCTGAAAAATCCGCTTTCGAATTGTACTTGTTTGCTGGCGATGTTAGAAAAATGGGTTCTGCCAAGGCTTTGAATAAAAGACTAAGCCAAGAATCGTCTTAATGAATTATCTTTGAATTAAATATTACTATGTTAAAACTAAACGCTCTTGACATTTTGAATCATAGACAAATCGATTCAGTAGCTCCACATTTTGCCAAAATAAAACTGGCCGAGGTAGATCTATTTGGATCTGACGTTGAAACTTGGATTAGATCAAAATTGGTCGGTAGATTCTACATAAAAAAGCAACCTGGCATTTCACAAGATGGAAAACTAAAGACTGCTACGTATGTGGGATTTGAAGATCACAAAGAGCTGACTTATTTTATGCTAGCATGTCCACATATAAGGAGAAACACATGACTGAAGAAGTAAACACACCAGAAGCACAGCCAGCTGCAGAAGCACAGCAACCAGCAGCACCCGATTTGAATATCAACGATTTGTCCGCACTAAGAAGCATATTAGATGTGGCCAGCCAACGAGGAGCGTTCAAAGCAGCCGAACTAGAAGCAGTTGGTAAGATTTATAATAAACTTAACGCATTCTTAGAAGCTGTTACTAAAAAGGAACAGTGATGAAATCATTAAAACATGTAGGAAAAATGAAAAAAGCAGGCTCCAAGGTGCTGGTAGCTTTTAGAACATTACCTGGCGAATCCAATCAGGCATTGGTTATTCCAGTATCCAGTCTATCAGACAACTATCATGACGATATCATGAAGTTGGTTGAAACCACTGAAGCACAGGCAGCATTTGAATTTGGTGAAGTATTATTTACAAGATCATTTTCCGACGGCCGTCCAATGTTGCAGGCGCTAAGAGCTGATAACAGAATGGCCAAGGTTCCTACCGACGATGTTTTGATGATGCCGTCGCCTGGCAGTGAAATTGCTCTGCACCAGCTTAATACACTTATTGCTGAGCAAAAAAACTGTGCAGTGGATGACTTATGCACGTTCGTGTCAGGTTCTAAGAAAAATACTCCAGAAGTTCAAGAACTTGTAACAGTCAAAGACCTTGCTCCTCAGCCAACCCCTGCAGTAGCACCACTCAAGGCAGCTGCTAATGAAGTTTTATCTGATAAAGATATTGCTAAAAGCTATCGCAGTCAAGCTGATTCCATGTACAAAGAAGCTGCAAGACTACGTAAAGAAGCAGACGACTTGGATCCTCCTGCAAAGAAAATAACCAAGGCCAAAGAAACTGTCAGTGCCTAAACCTCTATTCAAACCACCCAAACATCTTGTGCAAGAATGGCCTGAGGTCTTTGAAGATCTTTATATGAATACCATGCCGGTTCACTACCTAGAAACAATTAGGTTGGAATTCGGCAATGGTAGGATATGGGAGATCAATATTGCTGAGCAATTGTCTAGCAGTCACAGCGATATAATTGCCAGTCGATTGGTGGAAACATTTGCTGAGTACAAAGAAGATATTAAAAAGATTGATTTTAAGATTGATGTTGAAAAATTAAAAAAAGACATACTAAATCAATCTAATGACTTTTTTAAATGACAATGTAACTATACAAAAAATACATGCTGGTCTTCACCTAACTAATGGTAAAACTTACAATTGTGTATCCTAGATGTTTTATTGTTTTTATTAAGGAGTGTTAACTAAGAGTAACTGATTTTTGAAATTGCTCCAGTAGCCAATCAAAATCGTTAATTTTTGTCAGTTTGTCTGATCTAGAAATATTTTCTAATCCGTACTCTCTTCCTGCTCTTGCTCCTGCTAATGCATATTCCCCGTATACTCGATCAACTCCAATATTACACCAAGCAATCAATCGATCCTCAGTTTCTTCTTGATACCCTTGAGTAAATGGCTTGCTTATCAACTTTACACATTCTCTAAATGCTGACTTCCAAGTATTAAATGGATCTGTGTTAAATGCTGTAATATTGCTAACTTCTTGTACAACTTTAAATCTATTGCTAATTGACATAGTCATATCAATTTGATCTATATCCATGTTTTCAGTTAGATGCTTAGGTAATAATTTAACGCCACCATACCCGTATTTAAGATCGTTAACAGGATTCCTACTTAGCCATACGTGTACAATGTCAGTATCATGTTTAGGCAATAATAAATTAAATTTAAAATTATCTTCAATAACAGCATCACCGTCTACTGCCCAAAACATAGGAGTTGTTGACAATTTTGCAGCGGCAATATGCGCCTGATGGATACCTTTGACTCCATGCACTCGTTTTGCTCTAGGAAATTTTTTGATCAACTTGGCAAAATTTTCATCTGCATTAGGTTCATTATAGCTAATAAAAACAATATCGTATAATTTTAATTCGCTTGCTACAATGTTATGTTCTTTCTTTTCAATCAAATATCTATATTCTACTTCTCTAGCAGAAATAGGTGCTTGCTTAGACAACAGCATAATGCCATTATATTTGTCTTCTTCAACGTCTTTATTTTTAAACACATGATTTATACTGCGTTCATAATTATTTTGATAGGAGAATTGTAAATCAAATTTGAAATCTTCTAGCGGCTCAACTTCTGGAGGAATGGCCCAAAACATGTCAGTAATCGATGTTGCAAAAGCATGTTTGTAATCTTCAAATTTTTCAATTACAAATTTTTCATAAGGTTTAGATCTGCTTATTACTTGATCGTGTTCTTTTTTATCTATAAAAAATCTATGGTCAAATTCTTTTTTAGAAACCATCTTAGCTGTAGAACATAGTGTTATTCCACTAATAAAAGATTCGTCGTTGTCTATTTTATTTTTATACACGTGATTTTCACTTCGATCATAGTCGTACTGGCCGTCAAATGGATCAAAGTAAAAATCAAAAATTCCAGAATCAATTACCTCTACATCCGGCCATATACACCAAAACATCTGTTGAGTTTCATTTTTTAAAATATCTTGATATTCCTGGTAACTATGTATAACATATCGTGGATATCTATATTTGCTA